GGCGTCATGGCCGAGCCGCCCGTGATGTCGAAGCGGCCGGACGCCGCCACGGCACTGTCGCTGACGCCGCCCGTGATGGCAAAAGTCGCGCGAGCGCGCCCATCGAACCAGTCGGTGACCTGGGCGCCATCGTAGAAGTGGTAGACGCCGCCATCGGCGAACTCGCCCACGGCGTACAGCTTGGCGGCGTAGAGGTCGGTCGACAGGACACGTACTAGCGCGGTTACGCCGTCCGGGTGCTGGAGCCGCTGGTAGCTGACGCCGCCCGGCATGCCAGACGGCTCGGCCTGATGCCCGAACACGAAAATGCCGGCCGTCGTATGGGACAGCCCGATGGTTCCTTCAGGGAGCGCGAATTCGGGGACGAAGGCCGCCCGCTGCTCGAACTCGCCGCCGCGCGTGATGTGCCCGTTGTTGGCCTTGATCAGCACACCGCCGGATGCCGCCTCCGGCAACCTACGGGTGTCTAGACCACCAATGAACTCGCGGAACCACACGTTCCCCACTTTGAACTCTCCTAGGAAACGTTACCCAAGGGTCATTTGTTGTAGACGGCGATCGGGTAGCGCGGACGGTAGCGCTGATATTTCTCGCCGAACATGCGGAACACGCGCTTCGGCATGAGCTGACTGCGGAGACGCAAGTAGAGCGCCTGTGCGCGGTCCAGCTTGATTTGCGCGTCCTGCGCGCCGGTTTGAGCCAGATACTCGGCGGCGCAATGGAGCACGATCAACTGGTCGTCCAAATCGGCGCGGTCGCCGTCATCGACCAGCGGCGCCAGCTTGCGGATGCCCGTTACCTTGATGCGTCGTTCCAGCGAAACCGGGTCGAAGTCCGTGTCCGGAATGGGCCAGATCTCAAGCTGGCTGTCCTCAGTGATCTGGACGCGCTCCTGCGGGGAGGCCCTTACACCCAACTCGCTGTCATAGAGCGCGTACTGATGGGCGCCAACACCCCACTCCAGCGGCAGATAAACGCTGTCCTGGCGAACTTCGATCTTGGAGATGCGCTCCAGATCAAGATCATCGGGCATGTCATAGTATCGCTGCCCGGCTTGCAAATCGATGAAGCGCTCGACCCGGAGATGCGGCCACGCGAAGTCGTTCCAAAGCCACTCCTGCTTGCGCTGAAGCATCTTCACCTGAACGTCGCGCTGCTGCCTGTTATGCGCCGGGTTGAGCGAAATTCGGCACTCGGCCCGTAGATCGTCCAGCAACTTGACGAGGGTCGTTCCACGGGACATGAGCCTGATCCTTACTCGAAGACGCTGCCCGACTTCGGCGCGGCTTCCGCCATGTTGGCTTCGTGCAGCTCGATCGCTTCCCGAATATCCTCTTTTCGGGTCAGGCCCGTCAAGTCCAGATCGGCAAACTTGCTGGCGTAGACGCGCATCTGCGAAACGGTCATGTCAGCCACGGCGCGCTCTTCGAGCGGCTTGGACCCGCCCTTGCGGCCATCACCGTCATGGTCCAACGGATCGACCTTGCGCGTCGCGACGATGAACAGCTCTTCAGGCAACTCCAGATCGGCGAACTTCTGCGGCACCTGGGCGCCGACGCCGGGGAACAGCGCACTGATAGCGGGCGACACGACCTTGTCGCCGTTGCGGTAGCTGTAGGTCTGCCGCAGACGCTCGATCTCCTGCCGATTGGTGCGCTGGACTTCGTCGTCGCGCACATCAACGTCGTAGACGGCATCCTCGCCATGCAGGAAGCGGAGAACCGCGACTTCGGCCGGGGTGACGCCGTACTTGGGAACCGTCTCGCCTCGCTTGCCCGCAAGGGCCAAGAGGACATTTGCCGTCTGCATTCAGGGAAACTCCTTGTCGGATGGTAGGATCTCCGGGGCGCTAGGCCCCGGAGCGGGGCGGTAGCTCTTAGGTGCCAGACAGGCCCACGGAGCCGGTGTTCTCGATGACCTGCCCGCGACCGGCGCTATCGACGCGAACAGTGATCGCCTCGCCCGGAGCGTCGAGCGTGATGACCTTGTTCGTGCCGTTCCACGTGCCGTTGGTCAGCGTGACCGTGTGCGCCGCCGTGCCGGACGCGCTGGTGTTGCGCACCGTCAGGAAGCCGGGGAACGCAGCCAGATCGGCGATCGTGGCGGCGATAACCGTCGAGGCGTGGTTCAGCTCCAGAATGCGCGTGCCCGCCGGAACGGCAGCCGTGGCAGTCAGAGTGCTGATCTTCGCGCCGGAGCCGTCGCCGGCAGCGGCCTGGCCTTTGGCCGTTCCGACCGACAGGTTGTAGGAACCGTTGTAGGTCGTGTCACCGAAGGACAGCGTGATCACCTCGCCGGCCGCCAGCGTGACGCCCGTGTTGTTGGTGATCGTGATGGTGCTGGCGCCAAAGGACAGCGAAAAGCCAGCCGCGTCGTCCTGCTTGAACACCGCCTGCTGATAGACCAACCGGCCGCCGGTCGAGCCCTGAAGCGAAGCCTGGGACGTGCCGGACGGATAGGTCGTGGTGAACGTGCTCGTGTTCGTCACGTTCGATGCGATCGTGTGGGTCTTGTTTGCGATAGCGCCCATGGTCGGGCCTCCAAATTCGGGTGAAGACGGGGCTTTGCGGCCCCGCCCGCCACATGGGCCTTACGCGATGTCGTAGACGCCCGAGGAACGCAGACGATGCGCGGTCATGACAGCGGTCGTGGTGATGCCGTTGTACATGACGTAGCGATCGTAGGGCCACGCCGGGTTGTGCTGCTGCTTCTTCTTGCCGTTGAAGTACTTCAGCTGAATGTCATCTTCGCCCATCGCGAGGACGTAGCAGCGCTTCGACAGGCTGAGATCGTCGAGCGTCGGATCATAGATGATGTCGTTGCCGGCATGGCGCGGGTCCTTCATCGATCCGTCCGGAACGCCGCGATCGGTGGACATCGTCATGGAGTAGTTGCCGTTGGCGCGAAGCTCCAGCTTGTAGGCGTCGATCCACGCCGAACCGGCCAGCCAAACCCAGTTGGTCATGCCGTTGTTGTAGCGCTTGAGCTGACGGATTTCCTTGTCCATGAACTCGATCAGCGCGCCGCCATTGCTGGCGCTGGAGGTGATGGCGCCCTGGCCGCCGGCCAAACCGTAAGCTGCCGTGGCGGCGCGGTTCTGCCACCACGTGAACAACGCGCGATTGATGCCGCCGGTCGTGCCGGTCGTCGGAACGTCCAGAATGAGCGACTGAATGCCGGCGAGGGCCTTCGGATCGGCGGAACCGTCCTTCCAGCACAGAAGGTTCAGCGAGCGGTTGAAGTCCTCGTCGAGACGACGATACTTGGTCTCCAGAATGTCGACCAGCGCATGCTCTTCGCGGCCGGAGACGTTGACCGTGCTCTGGTCAGCGCCGTTCTCGACAACGTCGATGCCGTCCTGCTTCAGCTCCGACATGGTCATCACGACACCGATGTGATGCTCCTTGCCGGTATACTCGGCCCGCTTGGTGCCGGTCGGGTTGTAGTAAGCAACCTGATCGTCGCCCTCGTAGCCCTGAAGCGAGCCGCCGCCATCGCCAGCATCGACCGCTCGCGAAGTCGTCAGGCCGTTGCCGCCCGTGAAGCGGCCGGCGCCACGATTGAGCGCCGCCAGAAGCGGCTTGTTCTGGATGTCCTGCGAGAGAACATCGCGCTTGTTCAGATAGTTCTTGAGCGCCGAGGCGTTGATCTCGGCGAGCAGATCAGCGGAATAGGGCATCGCTGCCGTCCTTCATGTTATCGCCGAGTGTGCTGACGAACGATGTCCATCGTGGACAACTCCGTCTGCCCGGCATTACCTGCGACCTGTCCGCCCCGCACGGGAGTGATCGGCTTTTTCTGCGCCGGGCGCTGTTGCGCCTGAGGAGCGGCCTGCGGCGCGCGGAAAGCGGCATTTACCGCCTTGTACGCTCTGGCAAGCTGCTCCTGAACGCCCTGGGGGTCTTGCGGGACACCTTCGGTGCGTTGCAGAAAAGTGATCTCTCGCTGGAGAGACGGCATTTTGGCGGCGAAGTTCGGGTCTTTCTGCTCGCGATCCGTGGCCCACGAAATGGCGGCCTGCTTGTTGGCCGACACGGCGTTCTGGGCTTCCTGCTGCTGACGGCGCTGTTCCTGGAAGGACTGCGTCCGCTGCATGGACATCTGCATGGCTCGGGCGCGGCTTTCCGCCATCGCCGACGCCGGGTTCAGCTCGCCCCGCTGCACTCGCTGCGCGAGATCATCGGGAAGCAGTTCGCCGGCTGCCACAAGCAGCTTCTGGATCGTAGGCTGAGCACGCCGCCACGCTTCCACCGGGTTGGTCTTCATCAGACCGCCGATGATCAACAGTTCTGCGGCCTCGTTGGCCGCCAGATTGTTGTG